AGAACTTGGAGATCCTGACTACGACTTAGATGAAGTAGAGAAAAAAATTGCAGAACAGATGGGCTTTGACGCTACTAATGATGATCGATATAAAATATTAGAAATGAATGTTAACCTTGATTTAGAGGGCTATGAAGATGAAGATAAAGAGGGCAAAACAGGAATAGCACTTCCATATGTTGTAACGATAGATAAAGGCACATCAGAAATTTTAGCTATACGACGTAACTGGAAACAAGAAGATTCAACTAAGTCTTCAAGACAACATTTTGTTCATTATGGCTATATACCTGGATTTGGTTTTTATTGCTTTGGGTTGATTCATTTAATTGGGGCATTTTCAAAATCAGGCACAATGTTATTAAGACAGTTAGTTGACGCAGGTACATTGTCGAATCTCCCAGGTGGATTTAAAACTAGAGGGTTACGTATTAAAGGTGATGATACACCAATCGGTCCAGGTGAGTGGCGTGATGTAGATGCTGCAGCCGGAACTCTACGCGACAACTTAATGAATCTTCCATATAAAGAGCCGAGCCAAGTACTCGCGAGTTTAATGGATAAAATTATTGATGAAGGTAGACGCTTTGCTTCTGCTGCGGACATGAAAGTATCTGATATGTCAGCTAACTCTCCAGTAGGTTCTACGCTCGCAATACTCGAGCGAACACTCAAAGTCATGTCGGCAGTTAATGCGAGAATCTATTACTCAATGAAGAAAGAGTTTGGATTACTTAAGACATTAATAAGAGACTACACAGATCCAGATTATCAGTATGACCCATCAACAGGAACACCCGGCGCTAAACAAGCTGACTATGATAAGGTAACTTTAATCCCAGTCGCTGATCCTAATGCGGCAACGATGGCGCAGAAAGTTGTACAGTACCAAGCTGTTATGCAAATGGCACAACAGAATCCAGACATCTATGACTTAAAAGAACTTAATAGGCAGATGCTTGAAGTATTGGGAGTTAAAAACATAGAAAAACTTATTCCTACAGAAGACGATGCAAAAACTGCAGATCCGGTAACTGAAAACATGAATATGGTTAAAGGAACGCCAGTTAAAGCATTTTTATTTCAAGACCACAAAGCGCATATTGCGGTGCATACGACATTTAGAGATGACCCACTTGTACGTGAGATGGTAGGGCAGAATCCAAAGGCACCTCAAATGCAGGCAGCTATGGAAGCTCATCTAGCAGAACATTTAGCTTTCCAATACAGACTAGAAATTGAAAAACAATTAGGTGTTCCACTTCCAGAAGAAGACGAAGTTCTACCTGAAAATATTCAGAACCAAGTGGCTAGACTTTCTGCAGACGCAGCACAAAAATTGTTGCAACAGAATCAAGCAGACGCAACTCAAAAACAAGCTCAGAAATTACAAGAAGATCCGTTGATTCAAATGCAACAGCAAGAGCTTCAAATTAAACAACAAGAGTCTCAAGCTAAAGCGCAGAAGATGCAAGCGGATACTCAACTAGACGCAGCTAAGCTTGAGTTAGAAAGACAAAAATTAGAAGTAACTACACAGCGTGATGTGATGTTAGAGCAAGCCAGGATTACTTCACAAGAAACTATTGTAGGAGCTAAGATTGGAGCCGACGCTGAAATGGAAGCTAAACAAATAAAAACTAAAGAAGTTTTAGAAGGCGCTAAATTAGGCGCAGCAGCTATCAACAAACAAAAAGACGTTATGCTGCGCGAAAAAGAATCTCAGATGCGTAATGCACCTAAGACGAAAGAATCCAATAATGGAGAAAACAACTAACGTAAAGGATTAACATGGCAGAGAAAGAAACGCTTATGCTTTTATCCAGCCAGATAAAAGAAAGACGCAACGAAGTAACGGAAGATATGGCTAGAGGTGGTGCAGACCTTGGAGGTTATCAACATGCATGTGGACAGGTTAGAGGATTTGATACAGTCCAAATGATGATTTCTGATATGCTGGTAGTGCATCAAAAGGAGGACGAAGATTTTGAATCTACTCCTACAGATAGTGTAGTTAAGAAAGGAGGCAAGTAATGACTATTGCAACTCCTGACACACAAATAGTCTCCAGTTCTGGAGCACCTATTAAAACTAAAAATACTGAAACCACTGATGGTAAAAAAGTTAGCGAAGAAGAAGCATTAGCTAAACTAACTACACAGTTACCTGATGTTAAAGGATACCGCATATTATGTATGGTGCCTGAAGCAGAAGATACTTATGAAGGTGGGATCATTAAATCAGATTCTGTAAAACAATTACAAGAACATGCAACGGTGGTCTTATTTGTTATGCAGTTAGGAGATTTAGCTTATCAAGACGACGCTAGGTTTCCAACAGGTCCGTGGTGTAAAGAGGGGGATTTTGTTATAACTCGTGCTTACTCAGGAACTAGAATTAAAATACACGGCAAAGAGTTTAGACTCATCTCAGATGACACAGTAGAAGCAGTTGTTGATGACCCTAGAGGTTATGAACGTGCTTAGGTCTGATCCAAATTATATGAAGGAGTATTATGCTAAAAACAAAGAGCGTCTTCGTATAAAGAATAAAGAGTATCATCTGAAGAACAAAGAGAAACGTAATGCTCAATCTAGAGATTACCATGAGACTAATAAAGAAAAGTGTAATGCTCAGGCTAAAGTTTATTATGAAGGCAACAAAGAGCGATGGACTGAGTATAAGGCTAAATGGTATCAAGAGAACAAAGCATATTTTAGAGCTAAAGACGCATTACGAGGATCTCGTAAGAAAGCAGTAAATGAGATTAAAAGTTCTGAAGATAGATGGGCACTTAGAGAAATTTATGAGTTAGCTAGACAACGAACCTTAGAAACAGGGTTTGCTTGGGAAGTTGACCATATACAACCGTTATCGAAAGGTGGTAAACACTCTTTAGGTAATTTACAGGTGGTTCCAAGAGATTGGAATCGTCGCAAACACAACCGCAACGCTGATAAGTACGTCAGTGCATAAGGAGAGCAAAGATGGCAGAGATAATAAATGAAATACCAGATGAACTAGATATAAAGGGAGAGGAGCTAGAAGTCGATTTAGACGAAGGTAAAAAAGCTGCCCCTGAAAAATCTACGTCAGATGTTGAAAGAGTAGAACAAGAGCCTAAACAAGATGAGTTAGATTTAGAAATAGAAGATGACACTCCTCTTGAAGACAGAGGCAAAGAACCACTGCCTGAAGAAATTGTTAAAGAAGTTGAAAATGACACTTTAGAAGATTATTCTGAACGTGTTAAACAACGTATGGCGCAACTAAAAAAGATGCACCATGATGAAAGACGTGAAAAAGAAAAAGCCGATCGGGAAAGACAAGAAGCTGTAAGACTTGCTGAACAATATATTCAACAAAACCAACAATTAAAGACTACATTAAGCTCTGGTGAAGAAGATTATATTAAAACGCTTCAAGGTAAATTTGAGTCTGATTTATCTGTAGCCCAGCGAGACTATCGCGAAGCTTACGATTCAGGCGACACTAATAGAATTGTTGAAGCTCAAACCAAAATGAATGAAGCTCAGTATAAGCTTTCATCCGCACAAAATATGCGTCCACAATATAATTTTTCTGGACAAGAAGCAGAAACTAGAGTAGAGTCTAATCAACAAGTGCAACCTTCAATTGCAAAGCCAGATGTTAAAGCAACAGATTGGCAAAGCAAAAACGATTGGTTTGGGAAAGATGAGCAAATGACAAGTCTAGCCCTAGGTGTGCACGAACAATTAGTCAGGAGTGGGTTAAGTCCTACAAGTGACGAATACTATCGTCGTATAGATGAAACGATGCAAAAACGATTCCCTGAAAATTTTGGGGATAATTCGTTGGAACCGGAGAAACCCGCCCAACGCAAACCTTCAAATGTTGTTGCTCCTGCAACCAGATCAACTAGCCCTAAAAAAGTTAGGTTGACTAAGACGCAAGTCGCTTTAGCGAAAAAACTAAAGTTAACACCTGAGCAATATGCACGAGAAATTATGAAATTGGAGAACGCAAATGGATAAGGTAAAAAGAGAATCAAGAGAAACAGAAGTACGAGAAGACGTAGCGAAAAAGTGGCAACCTGCCTCGCTTCTTCCGGAGTTCAAACAACAACCGGGATGGGCATATCGTTGGGTCAGAGTTTCTTTACTTAATGAACCTGATAACAGGAACGTTTCTGCAAAAATGCGTGAAGGCTGGGAACCGGTGAAGCATTCGGAACACCCAGAAGTCATAATACAGGCAGACCCCAATAGCCAATTTAAAGAAGGCATAGAAATTGGAGGTCTATTACTTTGTAAAGCTCCTCAAGAAATGATGGACCAAAGAGCGGCGCATGTTAACGAAAAAACACGTGCTCAGACCGAAGCAGTAGATGCTGCATACATGAATCAAAATGATCCTCGTATGCCTAAGTTTGCTGAAGGTCAAGAAAATGGTAAAAGTTTCGGAAGGGGTAAAAAATAAATAGGAGAAACAATCATGGCAACTACAGCTAGTCCTT